TATAGTATGAGCCAAATAAATGTAGATACAATAGCAAATGTAAGTGGAACGACTTATAACTTTGTTAAACAAATTAAAGAGGGTACTTGTGCTAGTACAGCAAGTGATACTGCTGGAAGTTTTGTCGATACAGGGTTATCTGTAAGTATTACACCTAGTTCTACTTCCAGTAAAGTATTTATTATAGCTTCTTGCGTAGGTCAAAATGACACAGTTGGGGGTGGTATGTATTTGAGGATTCTTAGAGATTCTACCACAATTTATACTCCACATACTTCTGGTATTGTTCAATATGCTAATGTAAACAACGTATCTACTTCTACACTTACTTTTTTAGATTCACCATCTACAACATCAGCAACAACTTATAAGATTCAATTTGCAAGATACAATACTGGTACGGCACAATTTTTTATTAACAATAAAATTCAAGTTTTAGAGGTAGCTGGATGAGTACATTAAAAGTAAATAATATAGACACTCAAACTGGCACAACTATATCTGTTGCAAGTGGTAAGGTGCTGACTCAACCTGGAAGTATTATTCAAACAATTACAATGGATCATGGCTCTACAACTCAAATAAGTGCGTCAAGTGCAACAACAGTTCTGTCAAATACAATTACTCCTAAATTTTCAAATAGTAAAATTATGATATTAGGTGCGATGCAGTTGCACCCTGATGATGCTGGTTCATATTGGATGGTTAGATTATTAAGAGGATCTACACAAATTGTCGGTGGATTATTTAGTGCTATTGGTTATGGTACTGGAGCTGGAGTAAGAGATCACATGGCAATCCATCATATTGATTCACCTAGTACAACAAGTTCAACAACCTATAATATTTCCGTTGAAAGAAGTAGTGGTTCAGGTACAATAAGGGTTAATTATTCTGATTATGGCTCAATGACACTTATGGAGATCGCACAATGACTTCTGAATTAAGAGTATCAACTATTGCAGCAGTTGGTGGGACAAGTGCGATAGGCATTGCTAGTGATGGTAGCGTTAGTGGTATAGCTACTACTAAAACTGAGGTTGCTACAACAAGTGGAACTTCTAAAGATATTACTGTTCCATCTACAGCTAAAATTATTTATGTAGGAATTATGGGGTTTTCACAGAGTGGGAGTACTGCAAATTATGAAGTGCAACTTGGCACAAGTAGTGGTATAGTAACAAGTGGTTATCAAAGCACTGCACTTTATTTAGGTGGTGGTCATAATAGTGGTGGTGCAAATGTTACAAAAACAGATAGTTTTGTTTTTGGACATAATGTTGGTGTTAGTTCAGCAGTTTATGGACTAATGACCATAGCTAGTATGGGAGGTAATCAATACTGCTTTTCTTCTAATGTTAAAATAGGTGCTTATATAAACTGGGGTGCTGGTTATGTTTCATTAGGAGGTGCAGCAACTACAGTAAGAATACAAACAGATAGTGGTCAAACATTAGATGCTGGTGCGTTTAATGTTACATATGTTGAATAGGATAAAGGAGTAAATATGGCATCAATAGCAGAAGCACTTAGTGCATTAAACATTCAAGAATGGACAATGACTGGTGAGCCTACATCAGAAGAAGAGTTTAAAGCTCAATTTAAAAAGGTCACTGGTGTCGATTCCAACGGAACTGGAATATTAAGTTCAGATCCAAAAGACTTTGGAACAACTTGGGCAAAAGTATCTGCAAAACAAAAAGAGTTAACAGATGCAGAGCCTATGGCAGAGCTCAGAAAGCAAAGAAATAATTTGTTAGCAGAGACTGATTTTTACGCTTTATCAGATGTGACAATGTCTGATGACATGAAAACATATAGACAAGCATTAAGAGATATAACTAAAGACGCAAAACCTACATTAAAAGATGGGGTGTTAGGTAATGTTACCTTTCCAACTAAGCCGAGCTAAAAATGTCTAAGGCAAGAGAAGTTGCAAAGATGGGTGAAGTCTTAACCAATGGACAGATTGGTGGGCGAAGAAATATTATAATTAATGGTGCTATGATGGTTGCACAAAGAGGCACCAGTACACAATTTTCAAATGGTAGTGGGTTTGTTTGTGATAGGTATGAGTGTTCAGTTTCATCAAATGCGGCAGTAACTTTTTCACAAAGCACAGATGTTCCAAGTGGACAAGGCTTTATAAATAGCACCAAGATAAATGTAGATACAGCAGATTCAAGTATAGGAGCATCAGAACATTCTTTATTTCAACAAAAAGTTGAGGGATTAAACTCAAGTCAACTTATGTGGGGAACATCTAATGCAGAAAATATAAGTGTTAGCTTTTGGATTAAATCAAGTTTAACTGGTACATTTACTTATTATGCTTTAGATCAAGGTGCAAACTCTCAAAGTTATGTTCAAACTTTTACAATAGATAGTGCTAATACTTGGGAAAAGAAAACATTTATTATAGAAGGTCCAACAACTGGTGGTACAACTGATTTTCCAATAACTAATGCAAGAAGTTTTTATACTGGTATTTGTTTAGGTGTAGGCTCAACACATCAAACATCAACTACTGGTAGTTGGCACACAACTGCAAATTTTGCAGCATCTACATCTTCTGCTGTAAAATTAATAGGAACTGCAAGTGCTAATATGTATATTACTGGGTGGCAGATTGAATTGGGAAATCAAGTAACTCCGTTTGAGCATAGGTCATTTGGGGAAGAAGAAAGATTATGCCAACGCTATTATGTCAATACAAATCATTTGTATGTTGGAAACTGGGGACAAGCATATTCATCAACACAAGCAAAAATCCATGTAAAATTTCCAGTGCCAATGAGAGCAAATCCAACAATGAGTTATACTTCTCCCTTTACAAATATGCTTGAAGAAAATGGTATTGCAGTAAGAGCCCCAAATACAGTTGCAACTAATTATATAAGTCCAGTAGGAAATATAATGGGTGTTACATTAAGTGGTCAATCATTTTCTAATTCACTATCTGGTGTTTTTTTAAGGACAACTACTGGTGGTGGAACAACAGTAGAAGCAAACGCAGAATTGTAAGAGGGCAATATGAAAATTACATCAGCACAATATATTAAAGATGATACTGATAAAAACACTATCGTAAAAGCAACCATAAATGAAAAAGAAATGTTTGTTCCTATGGATACTAATAATACACACTACGCAGAAATACTTAAACAAGTTGCAGATGGCAAACTAACCATCAAGGATGCTGAGTAATGTTAGCTTTCTCTGCATTTGCTGAATCTCCCTTTTCTTCATTAGGGGGAACTGTTAGATTTGGCAGCACAACACAAGAAGCTATCTTTTCTAAAGTATCAGCAGGTGTAGGAACATTTACTGGAGAAGCTGATTTATCTGCTAATTTTGTCGTAAGTTCATTAGCTTTTGTTTTACAGTCAAATGGTGCAACTTTCAACTTTGCATTTACACAATCCGCAGATGGTGTTAAACTAAAGCCAGGAGTTTCGTCGCAAGATATAAACTTTACACAAACATCAACTGCTATTAAAAAAGCAAGTGGTGTAGGAACAGCAAGTGTAGAATTTACACAGTCGGCAAATGGAGACCTTTTATATGAAGAAATCGTACCAGCAGATAATGAAGTGTATAGTACAATTACACCACCGAATAATGAGAGTTGGACAAAGATCACACCTTCTGGCTCTGAAACTTGGACAGAAATAGACGCATGAGGTTATAATGGCATCAACATATACTGGAAATACTGGAATAGAAAAAATAGGTTCTGGAGAACAAGCTGGAACTTGGGGCACAACGACTAATACAAACTTTGATATTATCGATAGAGCATTAAATGGAGTTGTAACCTTAACGATAAGTGGTAATACAACACTAACTACTAACGATGGATCTTTATCTAATGGACATTATAAAGTTTTAATATTAAGTGGATCTCCAAGTGGTGCATTCGATTTACTTTTTGACCCTAACGATCAACAAAAATGGTTTTTTGTAAAAAATAGCACTGGTCAAACAGCTACTATAAAACAAGGTGGTGGCTCTGGATCTACTGTTGCTGTACCAAATGGCACATCAACTATTGTTTTTGCAGACGGCACTGGTGCAAATGCTAATGTAAATTCTATTCCAACAGATTTACTTTCTGATACAACTCCTCAGTTAGGAGGTAATTTAGATACAAATGGAAATGCTATATTGTTTGGGTCTAGTAAGTGGTCGATTGTACTTGACGGTACAGATTTAGATTTTAAATACAATGGTACAACAGTTTTTAAATTAGCATCAAGTGGTGCAGTAACTTCGGCAGATAACATTACAGCTTTTGGAAGTCCTTAATGGCAGCATTACAATCATCTGGAGCAATATCCTTTCAAGATATTGAATCTCAGTATAATCCAGGCACTAACTTTCCTAGTAGAGCCTTGACTGAGTTTTATCTAGGTGGTTCTTTAGTTCGTGCAAACGCAGGCAATAATAGTTCTACAAATTTATCAGCTGGTGTACCAACTTCTGGTGCAATATCTCTCAATGATTTTTATGGTAAAGAAAGAGCTTTTAAAAAGACCTATTCATCAACTGCAACTAACCAAACTGGTGTAGGAGTATTTGGTGATGACTTTGCTGTTGACTATCCGAAACAGATTGTAGTTAATTCGTCTGTAACTGTAGGTGCAACAAGTACTGCTAATCCAGCACTTAAAATAGATAGCACTGGAGCAGGCACTATAACAATTACAAACGAAGGAAGTATAGAAGGTGCTGGTGGTGCAGCAGGTCAGGCAGGAGGTAATGCTTTACAAGTTGATGGAAGTGTTGCTGTAACTTTGGTTAATAATGGAACAATAAAAGCTGGAGGTGGAGGTGGAGGTACTGGTGGCACTGGAGGTAAAGGTGTATATACAGGCTCTGCTACTTTTTCTAGTTTAGTTGATGAAGGAGGGGGTGGTGCTTATACTCCTCAAAATAATAAACCTACTTGGTTAAATTCTATTTATACAGGTGCAGGTAATTTAGATGGCACTGGTGTTGTTAGTGATAGACTATGGGGTGGTATTAATGCACAATTTAATCGTGGTATCAATCCAGCAGAATTTGATATAAACCATTCTGGTAATGCAGGTGCTGGTTTTTCTGGTGCTTGTGCAAATAGAGGTCCAATTTATATTTCTGCACAAACTAATTTACAAGGTGTGTATTCTGTTAGTGCCTCTATTAGTACCTCATATGGAAGTGGTTATGGAACTCCTACAATAAATGTAAGTACAAGTAATGTAACTTCTGGTACATCAATAAGTAATAGTGGCACTGTTAATATAGCATCAGGTACAACTTATTATTTTACTGCTTATGGCACAACTTCAAATAATCAAAATTATTATTACAATACTTTAAGTATGTCTGTTTCTGGAACTCCGTTAGTGACACAAAATGGTGGGACTGGTGGAGCAGGTGGCGTGGGTCAAGGTTATGATCAATCTGCTGGGTCTGGGGCTTCTGGTGGTGCTGGTTCAAATAACGCAGGTGCAGGTGGGACTGGTGGAGATGGTGGTGCTTTTGGAGTAGCAGGATCAGATGGTGGAACTGGAGGTAATGGTTCTGGTACAAGCGTAAGTTATCCAGCTACAGCACCAACAAATGGCACAAGTGGAGCTTCTGGTGGTGCAGGTGGTAAATCTATTCAAGGTTTTAGTAATGTAACATCAAGTGGTAGTGGTAGTTTAACTGGAGTAACAGCATGATAAAAGCGTTAAAATTTAGAGCAGGAATTAATAGAGAGGTAACACCTTATTCTAATGAAGGTGGTTATTTTGACGGTGATAAAATACGTTTTCGTATGGGGTTTCCAGAAAAGCTTGGTGGTTGGGAAAAATATTCTTCTAATCAATATTTAGGTAGTGCAAGAAGATTACATAACTGGATAGGATTAGATAGTTCTAATTTTCTTGGTATTGGCACACATCTTAAATATTATATTGAAGAGGGTACAATCTTTAATGATATAACGCCTATTAGAAAGGTCTCTACAAATAGTATAACATTTTCTGCATCTACGTCAGCCAATGATACAAGTGCTGGAACAACAACCGTTACTGTTACAGACACGAGTCATGGAGCAGTTGAAAATGATTTTGTTACGTTCTCAGGAGTTCATGCTGATGGACTAGGTTCTGGAGGAAATATAACACAAGCAATTTTAGAAAAAGAACATCAAATTATTAATATATTAGATGCTAATAGATATACAATCGTTTTAAATGTTTTAGCAACTGCTTCTGATAGTGGTAATGGTGGTGCTGGTGTAGATGGTGATTATCAAGTTAACGTAGGATTAGATCAAGTTATTGGAGGCACTGGCTTTGGTGCTGGTACATGGAATGGTATTACTAATGGTGCTTTACAAACAACAATTAACGAGGGTGGTACATTTAGTAACTCTGATACAACTTTAACTGTTGCAAGTGGTACTGGCATAGCTACTAATGACGTTATACTTGTAGATAATGAACTAATGTTAGTTACTAATGTCGCTACTAATGATTTAACTGTGGTTAGAGCTTATGCAGGAACTGGAGCAAGTAGTAATGTAAATACTGCTGCACATGGTGGTTCAAATGATACTTTAACACAAGCCGATGGTACAACTATAACAGTAAATGCAGTTACATCTAATGTGGTAACTGATGCTGCTACTCATGCAAATGGAGCTACTGTATTTTTAGTTTTTGGTAATGCTGATTCAGATAATGATTATGTAGGTTGGGGTAATGCAGCAACAGTTACAGTTACAACTCAAATACGTCTTTGGTCACATGATAACTTTGGTGAAGATCTTATAATTAATATAAAAGATGGTGGGTTATTTTATTGGGACAAGAGTTTAGGATTATCTAGTCGAGGTGTTGAATTAAGTGCTACTAACACATTTAGTGGAGAAAAAAGTGTTCCTACTGTAGCTAAACAAGTATTAGTATCTGATATAGATCGTCATGTAATAGCTTTTGGGTGTGATGGTATTGGTGGAAGTTCATCTGCACCACAAGGCGATGGAACCCAAGATCCATTACTTATTAGATTTAGTAGCCAAGAAAATCCAGTAGATTGGTTTCCGACTGCAACGAATACTGCTGGAGATTTAAGACTGGGTGCAGGATCTACTTTTGTACAAGCTGTAGAAACAAAAAGAGAGATATTAGTTTTTACAGATAAATCATTACATTCTATGCGATTTATAGGAGCTCCATTTACTTTTGGTATATCACAGTTAGCATCTAATATTACAATAATGTCTTCTGCTTCAGCTATTGCTACAGAAGATGTTGTATATTGGATGGGAATAGATAACTTTTATGTTCATGCTGGACAAACTGCACAATTACCTTGTACAGTAAAAGATAAAGTCTTTTTAGATTTTAATCTAGCCCAACGAGACAAAGTTGTATCTGGTATTAATTCAGAGTTTGGAGAAGTTTGGTGGTTTTACCCATCTGCTGATTCTAGTGAATGTAATAAATATGTTGTATGGAACTATAATGAAAAAGTTTGGTATTACGGAACTTTAACAAGAACAGCGTGGCTA